CTGTAGTCTTTCCAACGATCGTGCCAGTAACCGTAAACACCGTAGTGGCGTCATCACCATCAGAAGTGACAGACACTTTATAGCCGTAGCCATTACGGCCCGGTGTGGTCGCAGCTAAATCAAGCTCGCCTGCTTCGTCGATATTGCCAGCCGTTCGGTAAAAATCAACATCGGCTTCTGGCGTTACCGACCAAATATCATACTGTTGGGAAGCCATGTCAGCCTCCTATTACGATAGGTTGTTGTTCTGGAGATAAAGAACAGTAACCGTTGCAGCCCCAGTCGTACCATCGCCGTTACCAGCAGTAAAGTCGGCAAGAACTTGAATGTCGGTGTTTCCAACATTGGTGGCTTCCGTATCTAACGTACCGTGCGTAGTAGCCAATGTTTTAACGTTAACTGCTGAAAGAAAAGCGTTAGCATCAGCAGAAGTTCCAACATTAACAACCGCCGTGCTTGTGTCGTTGTTAACGGTCGTGACGTTAAGAATAACGTCGACAATCTGAGAATTAGCAGGAACGGTGGCGCAAACTTGATCGTCTGAATTGCCGCCAATAATGTCGATGATTGCAGCCTGGCCCATAACAGCAAAACCGGTATTGGCGACGTCTGTGCCTACGGTTGTGCCTGTGGTGTCTTTGATGTTTCCAGCTTTAATAGGGCCGGAGAAGGTAGTCGTACCCATGGTAGTCCTTTCGTGTAGTAGCACATACTTGTACCGTTTCTACTAAATCTGCTAGGTCAGTCGGTACAAGCTTTAAATCCTAGACTCTAGCTACAAAATACACTAAAAAGAAAGGGGGCACAAGGCCCCCAATCTTATGCTGCGCCTGCTGAGCCGTACATGCCCAGAGGATCAGACCAACCGAACGAATAACGCTCACGGGCCTTGTATCGGACGTTGCCGGTATCAAAGTCACCGTCCATGCTGTTCTGCATGGGGGTACGAACAAAGTGCTTCATACCGTTGGGCACATCCGTGGTAAGGAACCATGCATCGGTATCCGTCAGGAAGTGGTTAACGGTATAGCCCTCAGGAATCGAGCCGTTATTCTTGATTGCGTTGATGTCATTGTCAGCCGTAGCCACGCGGAGTTCAGTCTCCAAGAGGCGGGTTGCAATAAACTGCAACGCAGGAGGAATAACCAGCTTGCGGGGGCGAGCAGCAATCAGCAAGCCACGCTCATCCGTCCAAGCAGCGATTTGAATAACGGCGTTCTCAAGAGAAGTCTCATTCAAGTCGGCAGGCGTGGTGGGGATGTTGCTGTTAGTGCCGCCAGACACCAAGGGGTGCGAGGCAGAGAACAAGGGCACACCGTCACCACCGGGGTAGCTAGTGTCAAAACCATTGTTCAGAACAGCGGCTGCTTTAACCTGCTTGGTGTAAGCCATAGCACGGGCCAGAGCCTTGGTGTAACGAGCCGAGAGAGAATCATAGAGGTTGTCCTCAATAGCCTCTTCAGTCACGGAGAAACCAAGAGCAATAGTCTCGTGTGTGTACCGAGCAGTGAAAGCTTCTTGTGCGTTGTCGTAAGCAATCGCAGCACCTTCGTTTTTAACGGGGGCAGCGGAGAAACCAGAAAGCTTGGTTTCTTCTTCGAACGAACGCTCGGAAGTTTCGGTTTCGTAAATCTCCTTGTGCTCTTCGCCATAGCGAGAGTACTCAAGACCAAACAAAGCGTTTAGGCCAGGAAGGAGTTCTTTAAGTAGTTGTGCGCGTGAAATAGCCATTTAAATCGCTCCTTATACGCCAACGGCGGTGTCGTAAGCATGCATACCGAAGTTGAACTTGACGATCACCTCGGGATACAGGATGTTGCCGCCTGATTCGTAAGCGGTGTCCGGCACGACGTCAACAATACGAATTGTCAAAGTATCAGTCGTAGCAGTTGAATCAGAAAGTGCAACTTGTGAATTGCCAGCGTTGGTAATGGCAGTGTTGTTTACGATTGTGGCGTTTTCACCAACAGACGTAAATTGAACACCAGACACAACCGTCGTGCCAGAAACCACAGCAACTTGAAACAGCGCATCAGGATCATCACAAACATACGCCGTGATAAAGCCAGACGTTACTGTTGTATTAGCAACAAAGTTCTGTTGGAACTGAAGTTGCCCTGTGCTGGGGTTAATGAACTCACAACCAAGAAACACACCAGCGAAACCACCAGTGGGCTTTGTCGTAGTTGCTGCTGAACGGGCTACCGTGCCGTCGTTAACGCGAATAAGCAGGTCGCCATAACCAATTGATGTGTTATAGCCGCTTGCAATACGCATTTTACGAGTAGCACCGGCAAATACCTGCCCGCCGATCAGATTGATCGGCTTGAAGCCATAAGGCTTGCTAACAGTAGGATAAGCCATTTTAAACTCCTAAAATTTATTTAGAACCATTTCCAAATCCGACACCTCTGGTAGTTGAAGATTTCTTCTCACTAAACAGTGGCATGCGGGGATCACTTTGACGCATGAAGTTGTTATCCACAGACTCCATCTGGGCGCTGTTTTGTTTACGGTAGAAGTTGTTGCGTGCTTCAACCCGTTCTTCAGGCTGCTTACACAACATCAAACCACCTAACTCAACGTTGCCACTTTTATCACCTGCGAGCATAAGCTCGGGATGGTCAGATGCTTTGACCGGCTCCCAACCGTCTCGGGTCTTTTTGGAAACATTCTGTGGAAGCGCATTGCCTAACAGCGACGTTGCAATCCAACGAAATTTCCAACCCGGCATAGGGTCAGGATTAGGAAGAGTGCTCGGTGGAACATACTCCATACTGCGAGCAGAACTCTCACGTGTTTGAAGGTTTCTAGGTGTGCGCTCTTGCGCACCGTCACGGCTCATTCGTTCAGACATTTTAGGACTCCGATGTAAGTTTAAGTACTTCTTTGGCGTACTGCTCATTAGTTAAACCAAATTTACGTGCCAGGGCTTCCTGGGTCTTGGTCAATTTGACCTTGGTTTTTCCATTCGCAGCTCGTGATACAGCGGCTACTACGTTAGCCGGACGTTTACTCGGTTGTTCCTTCTTAGCCTCTCCGAAAAAGCTCGGAAACACTTCACGCATGCGAGCGTCTACCCGCTCGTAATATTCATCACTTCTGGGGTCAACCCCAGACTCGACCAATTTTTTGTGCACCGCCAGCGCAAGACTGGTCATCTCATCATCCTGCCCAAACCAACGATTGCTCTGTTGCCAGCGCATCGCCTTTTGATCTAGCTCAGGTGCCTGCGGCGTTGTAGGTTGATTATATACAGGTTCTTTATCTTGTTGTAAAGGTGCAGGTCGATATTCCTTTAACTTTTCAACACGATACCTAGCTGCTGCGAGTTCTTCTTGCGCTTCAATAATCGCATCAGTGTCGTAGTTTTCCTGTGCTTCTTTCAGCTTCTTACGCGCAATGGCTAAGGCAGAATCTGCCTGCGCCTTCATACTTTCAACTGCAACATTTTGATTTGTATGAACATTTTGGCGTAAAGACTTGTTTTCTTCGATCAGTTTCTGAGCAACACGAATAGCTTCTTCACGCTCACGCTGGGCTGATTCTTTTGCCCTACGCTCGTCATGACGCGCATGCGTCAGTTCTTTCATGCGCTTTTGAACCTTATCGCTGTACTCAGCAATTTCCTCATCAGAAGGATCGTTAACTTCACGGTCGAGAGGCTTTCGACCCCGATCTTCTTCAGGCGTATCGTCTACAACTTCTAGCTCAATATCGCCCTCTTCGGTTTCGACTTCAATATCTTTGTCGTCGGGTTCTTTCTCATCAGGAAACTTGTAGTTTTCTGCCATTTCTTTCTCCTTTAAGCGCGGGTATAACCACGTGGATCTTCAACAACGGCTTCAACCTGATCGTCATTGAGCAGGCGGAACTCTCTGCCGTGAATTTTGAAACGAGTTCCTGAGTAAGCACGAACTAACACAAAGTCGCCCTCTTTACACCAAGGGCCGTTTGGAAACTTAACTTCGTCTTTGTATGCGTCGGGGCCTACTTTGATAACAAACAAGACAGTCGTGCTGTGCTCTTCTACCTTTGATACAGACTCGGGCTTAAGTAAGTCCGTGCCTGAGAACTTATCCTCGACTTCAGGAATAGCGCACAGTAATTTCCAGCCGGTTGGGTTTGGCAACTGAGTTGCCGTTTGGTTTTCTTCAGTCATCTGATTCCTCAGCTTTCTTTGCAAGGTCAAGTAAGTAAGCCTCTGCCATAGCCAGACCCTGGATGACTCCGCAGAGTTTTTGATACTGCTCAAAATTTTGACAAGCGCCGCCTGCAATATCGTCGGCGTAGTTATTTAAATCATCACGAATTTTTTTGCGTAGAACCTCTACGAAAGTTTGCATCATTGAGTTTGACCTCCTTGTTGTGAAAGTGTTTTGGCAATGTCGACACCAATCTTGGTGCCTTCAATCTGTTGCTTGGCAGCTTCCATCTGCTGCCTTAACGCCATTTCTTCTTGGGCTTTGCCAACCTCAACACCCAGCTTGGCGCCTTCAAACTCTGCCTGCTGCTGTGCTTTTAACTGCTCAAGCTGCAACTCTGCCATGCGAATCTGCGCATCGACCTGATCTTTCTGGGCCTTGCGTTGGACTTCCGACTGCTGAATCTGAAGCTTCTGAAGCTCTGCCTGCATGATCGGGTCTTGTGCGTTCTGCATTGCCTGCTTCTGCGCTTGAGCCTGTTGGCTTTGGGCAAGAACAATCTGGGAGCCTTCAGCAACCATGCGAGAAATCTGAACTTCCATTTCTTCAGGAATACGCTCTTCGGGTCCAGGCAACGGTGTACCGATCGCATCTTGAACTTGACGGCGGTATTGATAGCCTAAGTGCTCGGCAATGTGTGCTTGCAATGCGCCCACAATTAAACTTGCCTTGGGGTTCTGACCAATCAACTGCGCCACCGTTGGGTCCTGCATCATGTTCATGTGCGCTTGGATGTGAGCCGTATGATCTTGATACATAAATGCCTTGAGCGGTTTGCCATTGAGCGCGTTCATGTTCTCTGTAATTGGATCTTTCGGCGTCATGTCATCTTCCAGCGGCACAAGCTTGGCAGCGTTGCGAATACCTAGCACCTCTAACATCTGCCTGTGAAGCGCGGGCATGTCGTAAATCTGAGGCGCCATTTGAGACAACTGCAAGACTGCTTGGTACTGAACAACCCGCTGCGACATCGTGGCGGCGTTGGGGTCTGACACAGGAATAATCTCCACCATGTCATAGTCTTCGCGCTTGGCATGACGCTCGCCCGACAGGGGGTCGTAGTCATACTCATCATCGGTGTAGTCACGAATAATCGCAGCCAGTAGCTGAAGCTCTTGCTTAAACGCGTAGTGCACACGAGCCTGTACAGCAGACATCACCTTGAGCATGCGCTCTAAAAGAGCGAGAGTTGTGCCGACAGGTGCCTGAGCACTCATGTCGGAAATCTTCATATCTGCCGTAGCGGCAAACCTGCGACCTTCTTCAACGATCGTGCCAAGCAACTGATACAGCGTCGCACTGGGTTCTTTGTAAGGCAGCGGAAGAATGTTATCCCGCAGTGCACCAGAGCCAATATCTACGTCACGGAACTCGCCTGGGGCGATCGGCGTGTCATCACCTTTGATTCGCAGCCCCCTGGCTTTTAGACCACCGGGCAGGTTTGACAGCGTGCCAGCATCCACAAGCTGCCTCATGATTGAGGTCGCAGACTTCGCAAACCCACCAATTAAGTGGAAGAGTCCAAAGCCATAGAACCCGAAGCCAGGAATGTACGTGTAGTGAACAAAGTGGTCACGCTTGGCTTTTGTCTCGTCGTCTTCGTAGTAGTTACGCCGCACGGCAAGTATCTCGCCTGTGCCCTCCATCACAGTCACCACGTAAGGTATGGCGATGCCTGTGGGTTCTTTGTCCTCCATGTCCTCGTACCCAGGCAGGTCGAGGTTGACATGAATCTCATACAGAATGTAGCGGTCATCATTGATGGCGCTCATGCCAGATTCTTTGTCTTTCTTCTCCTGCAACTCATTCTTCTGGCGCGTAGGCTCACCAATGTCAATGTCGCGGTAGAACCCAGCCACCTGAAGTTTGCGAATCTCGTTGCCAGTTTTATACATGCGGTGCGTTACACGCTCGGCACTCTCCAGCCCCACCGTACCGTAGGCAACAATGATGTCTTCTGCTGGCACAAACACCGAAGTCTGGCGTTGCAAGCTTGGGTCGTAGTACACCTTCTTAAATGCAGAACCCGTAGCAGGCAGGTTCCACAGCATCCTTTCATGCTCCATACGAAACTCTGGCATGCGCTCAGTAAGCTCGTAGTTCATGTCGTCTTTTACACGCTGAGCAGCTTCTTCTTTCTCCCGCGTGTCTTTACCAAGAATCTTTGTCTTGACTGGGCCTTGTGCAGGAAACGTCTCCATGATTGTTTCGCTTTGGAAACGCACAACCGCCTCAGTAATCATGGGGTGGAACACACCACAAGCGCCGTCCCACGGTTCTGTGCGCTCTTCATATTTCAGGCCAAGCAGCACCAGACCTTCTTTGTACGTCTTCTCCCAGTCTTTGCGTGAGTCAAGATCATCTTTGACCTGGCTCAATAACTCATCGCCAAGACTTTGCAACTGGGGGTCTTCGATCTCTTCTGCCAGGTTTGTATAAAAGTCAGGCTTGCCCTCATCGGGGTCAATCACAAGCTCAAACTCTGCTGTCTTAATCGTCACTGACTCTGGGTCTTCAATCTCGACCTCAATGTCAGGTTCGCCCATAAGTGCTTGGGCTTCTTCTTCAATCCCTACAGGGGCTTGGTACAGTGCTTTGTCGATTGCCATAACGGCTCCTAATAGTATGCCGCTTTGCGGCTACGAAAATACATCGGTTCATCAGGTTCATCGCTTGGCAGCGTAATAAACCCACCATTTCTAAAGCGCAGCAATGCCTGAGTCATCGTGTCCACGTAGTCGTCGTGCTCACCAACAGGAAACGCTACAACCTCTTCGATCACATCTCGCGCCCATCGCGTATCGGGCGCCCACACGCAGCCGCTTGCAAATAAATCAGAAACGGCGTTCACACGTGCGATCTTATCGTTGCCACGGCTGGGTGTAAATTCATCAACAGGTATGCCCATGCGCCTAAGTTCTTGAATCAACGGCGCACCGGCTGCTTTTTTCTCCACCAAGAACGCATCAGGCTGCCATTCTTTCCACTGTTTGAACGCCACATCTTTAAGCTCAGGAAATTCCATCCGGTCTTTGAAGGCATCGAGCAGAATAATGCTAGGCCGACTGCCCTCTTCTTCGTTATACCAGATTCCCCAGGTTGTGCAGGCTGTGTAGTCGGCTGTGGTCTTGGCTTCGTGCGCCGTATCCCAGGACTGAATGATGAAATCGCACTTCGGTGGGTCTTCTGGCTCCCATATCCTCCAGTGCGTGCGTTTAATAAACGCTGCCGAGTCTAAAGTGGGCTGCTGCATGTACTGGGCGTTCCAGTACCGGGGGTCCATTGCTTCTTTCTTGGCCTTTAGCTCTTTGATGGGCCACTGCTCAGGCCAAAGCGACTTCTCTTTCTCTGTATTCTCAAACAATATGGCTGGTAGCTCGACAATCTCCCATGGTTCTGCATCAGGGTTGCGTGCTTGGAAGGAAAGTAAGCGCCCAGTAAGATCAACCAGTGACCATCTGGTCATAATCACCAGAATCGCACCCCCTGGCATCAGACGCTGCAACGGACCTGTCTGGAACCACGACCAGGCGTTATCAAATGTGGCCCGAGAGTTAGCTTTTATATCTTGTTCGGAATGTGGGTCATCAATAACAAACAAATCGGCACCGCGTCCTGCAAGTGCACCGCCCACACCCACCGCGTAGTACTGGCCTCCGGCGCTTGTTGACCACTTACCTGCTGCTTTCTGGTCATCAGCCACCTTTGTGCCGGGAAATACCTGCGCATAGTCTTCACCTTCAATGAGATTTCGCACCCTACGACCAAAGTCTTCCGACAATCCAGCCGTGTGCGTTGCCATAATGATCTTCTTGTCTGGGTACTGACCCAGAAACCACGCAGGAAACAGGTAAGAGGAGAACTCTGACTTACCCATACGAGGGGCTATGTTGATAATGACCCGCTTTTTCTTGCCTGAAGCTACGTCAGCGAAGATTTTCGCCAGCTTTCTGTGGTGGGCGCCCTCTTTAAACCCCGGATAGACCTCTTTGGCAAAAGAAATCATGTCGCCTCGGGCCTGCCGAAGCTGCAGCCGTCGCTGTTGCTCTTCAAGTTCTTCTAAAAACTCCGCCTTTTGCTGTGGCGTCAGCGTCTTTAGAAGTGCTTGTAGTTCAGCGTCAGTTATCCTGTCCATCTTCTAACGCTTCAACCTCTGTCGCATCCACCTCAATCGTCTTTTGTATCGCCTCAAGCTTCTGCTTAATGCGCTCGTCGAGTTCTACGTCGCTTAGCTCAGTCTTCTTGACTTCAATACGCTCGGTAAACAACCCAACCTCAGTCACTTTACCTAGCATCTCAAGAGCTTTTAAACGGATTCTGGCGTCAGGGTGGTCTGTCTCTTCCAATATCTTAGCCACCGCCATACCGCGTAACTGCTTAGCGTGTTCAACAAAAGACCAGTCGTAAACCGTCAGCATGCCGACCAGCCTTTGAATGGCAGGGGGCAGTGTAATTTGAGTTAGTGCTTGCTTAGCGTTAGCTGGATCAGCCGTCAATGCGTGGAACGCATTACGTGCCTGTGTATCTTGTGCCTCTGAGACAACATCGTCATCAGGTTTCGCGCCCAGTTCAGTCAACCAGTCTGTTGTATTGACTTGGGCTTCAAGTAATTCGTTTGCGTCTGCCTTTTCTAAAGGCGTAAAGCCATCCATCGGCATGTCGTATACCGTCGGATCGTACCTACCTTCTACCAAATGTTCTAACACGCGGGTCATTCCTCCCGAAAGCAGGGCTTGTGCACTGTGGGCATAAGTGTATACTTGCTCTTGCCTGCTCGCAAGGGCAGTGATGTTTGATTCTCCTCTCGGGTCACAGGACCCTTTCCCCACCCCCACCTACGTGGGGGCTTTTTTTATTTAGTGTTGTCTATTTTTTGACAATAACTATTTTTATTTTTACAAATATTTTTAGCATAGCGTTACCTCCTCTGCTTTATTTATGCGTGGCTGCGTTTGTTTTGATCTTTGACTTGCTTTTGCAAGCGCTCTTTGATCTTTGACTTCAAATTTGCAAGCGCTCTTTGATTTTTGACTTCATTTTTGACATTTGCGCTGTGCGGTTGTGAAACACTGTTATTGCCTCCGCCGCCATCACCGCAATATTTAGGGGGGATGCCCCTGGGTGGGGTCTGCATAACAGCCAAATCAATCGGCAGGCTCCGAGGCTAAATACCTATTATGTTATAATGTAAGTGTTGGTTGGGAGATCGCCCAGCCAGCAACGTGTTTGGGACACGGTGTCCCAAACGTATCAACCACAACCTGAAGGAGAATCACTCATGTCTAACAAAACACTAATCACTCAGCTCTACGGCGTTTTGCTTGAAGCTCAGCTCGACCTTGACAATTTGGTGGAGAAAGAACTGAGAGGGGGACGCTTCTTGCCTGATTCACTCATAGCACAACTCGCGGAGGAACACGCTCGGGTTTATAACGAGAAGACTGGCGCGTGCTTCTTCGTGCTTACGGATACTGGCTGGAAGTTCTACACAAGCGAGGAAGCAGTATCAGCTAACAAGCACGATGCGGCACAAAGGAAGTGGGACAGAGGCGTGCGTAAGCTACACAACCTTGAGAAAAGCAAGCGAGGCGGCGCACGCAAAACCGAGCCCAAGGTTGTACCTCGCAAGACCAAAGCTGTCACAGACTTGCTCAGGCAGTTCAATGACCTGAGCGCCGCCGAGCGTGCCGCTTTCTTGCTTGGTGTCAAGTAAACCTTTGGGACACGTTGTCCCAAACAACCCACGGGGAGCTTCGGCGCCCTTTTTCTTTTCTAGGAGAATCAACCATGTTTAAGCCAAATCAAATCGTACGGCGCAACCCCAAAATCTGGCGCAACGACAAAGCCAGATTCAAAGTCCTTTCGGTCGATGGCAAGAGCGCAATAGTTCAGCGCATTGGAACTGACGAATGTCCGTGGACAGGCAAGCAAGTGCCGTATCAACCCATGCCTTATCAATTCAAAGAACTCGCAACCATCTAAGGAGAATCAACCATGTCTAAAACCTACAAAGACCTCGTGCAGTTCAAAGCCAAGCAAGACACCAAGACCGCCAAGCCACGCAAGCATGGCGCCCGATACAAGCGCGAGCAGGTTCAGAAGCGTGAATGGAAGTCTGCCCTTGAGTATCGCCTCGGGCGAGACGACTGAGGTTTGGGACAGCGTGTCCCAAAGGCTTGTGTACAACGTGTTATGGATATGTCCCACTTTTTGTCTAATCTGGACAATAGTCCACTTTTGTCTGGTCTGGACACACAAGTGGGACACCCAAACCCCGCGCCCACATTGGCGTTGTCCACTTTAGTGTCCTAACTATAATATATTATTTATTATTTATTATTATTATTATAGGGCTTCTAGACTTCTGGACACTTTTTTTTCCTTCCAGCTTTTCTTTTGTCTGGCGCCTCTATTCCTAAAAAAGCTGTTATAGTTCGGACACTAACGCCCCAACCCCGCGTGCTTACTTGCTCTCTGCTGTCCCACTTGTGTGTCCAGTCTAGATAAAAGTGGACATTACGGGGTAAAAGTGGACACTTTTTACAATCACATCGAGAGGTATCTCATGAATCTGTGTGAACAATGCAACCAACAAAAACCGCCCGATGCGTTCAAACGCTACGCTTCACTCGCACAATCTCGTGCGTGGACTCAGAACCCAACCATGCGAAGGCGCCTTGAATACGAGAGCGCTGTGTGCAACGAGTGTGCAAGAACCAACGCTAGGCCCACAACGTCACTCTCTCCAGCCGAGGCACGCAAGCGTATGCATAACGAGGGCAAGACCGAGTTGGAGATTCAAGAGACGCTCAAGCGTATGCGTGTGTCTGCGCTCAAGCGCAAACGTGTGACCATATTAAAGAACAGGCAAGCTCTGTTCGCTGAGGATTACGAACGCATATACAAAGAACTCGACCGCATGAAGAAGCGATCGCAACGCGCTGGTGATGGCGAGATTCTGTCTAAGGTTTTACTGGCGAATGAAATCTTCAAGCGCCTAAAGAATGAAGGGAAGAAACCGCCCAAGCGGTGGGAAGATCTTCTCTCAAAGAAGTTTGGGACATGGTGTCCCAAATGAGTGGGGTGTGCGTGCGAACGCACGCCCTTCGGGTGTCAATCTTTTTAGTGCAGTACTTTTTTAAGGAGAATCAACCATGACTAACAAACGCAACCGCAACACAAGCAAAACCCTGACGCATGACCAATGCGCTCTTTTAATGTTGGTAAAGACTAAACCTTTTGAAGGTAAACAATCTTTGGGACAACCTGTCCCAAACAAGTACAAGTCTGACGCTGATGCCAGCGTGGCGTGGTCACGCCTGAAGTCCGAGTGTGTTCTTTTGAAGAAAGCGAGGTAAGAGATGAAATGCAAACACCAAGAGTGCAACAAGCGTGTGCCTGAGGCACGAGTCAAGGCTTTGGAGGGTCTGCCCTCTAGGTATTACTGCATAAGCCACGCTCACCTTGCACCGCCCGTGGTGCGCACAGTAGTGCCGATGCACAAAAGCAACTATGTGGCGATGTTCAACGTAGAAGACGTAAGGGGTATCAACAACAAAGGAGGGTTAGTTAAATGAGCGTTGATATGGGGCAGGCAGACCGAACTCTGCGAACACAGAGCGCACCCACGCCGTACACATGGGGCGACATTAAATCCAAAGCGCACATTGTGCGTGGTGACATATGCGTGATTCGGCGCATGAACGGCACGCCTGAGATGTTCAGGCTGGTCGAGCAACACCACTACAAAGAGTGGGTTGGGTGTTTTTCTTTTCTAGGAAAGTGAGGTGTGAAATGAAAGTAGATAACTTCAGCGTGGTGCCATCGCCGAGAGGCGTGAGTATTCGATACGAAGCGCCGTTCTCAAAAGAAATGACAGACCCTGAGGTGTGCATATCGGTCGAGAACGGACGTATGAGTATCTGCGTTTACTACGATGACAAAGACTACAAGGTCATTGAAGGCAAGCCTGTGCCATGCACAGAACTGATGTTTATTTTGGAAAGGAGAAAGTAATGACTACGAAAACCAGAGACGAAATGATTGCAGACTTAACCCACGACGAGATGCTGTTTCTTGCGGAGAACCCAGACAAGCACAACATCACAGAAGTAGCAGACTTCTTTGCCAAGGGCGGGTTCAACGCCTACACCGACGAGGCTCTGCTGGAAGTATTCAACCTTAAATACGGGGAGGATTAAATGAAACCACGGCATTTGTCAGAAGCGCTCAAGCAAATACAGGAAGCGCATGAGCGAAAGGAGGAGCGTTACTTGAAGCTGTTCAAGATGTGCCTGCGGCACATAAAGCCTGAGCAAGTGCAACCTTGGCAGGTGTTGGAACTACGCAAGCAACGTAACGATTTGATTGAAGCGATAACACAGCTTATTCAAGAAAAGGAGAAACAAAATGAACTGGCTTAAAGACTTTTTCTTTTGCAACACATGGCGTGAGTTCTTCGTTGCCGCTGTACTAGCTTCGATGGGGCTCATTGTGTTTTGGTTTTTGCTGGTGATGGTGTTTGTGTTGTTCGGTTAGTTTGGGACATGGTGTCCCAAACATTTAATTTAAGGAGAATCAAATGACTAACGAAACTAATGGGTACACAGAAGCTTATGCCGCCGCACTTCGTGTGGCAACCGACGAGAGTAACTACGATGCCATTGCTGAGTTGCGCTCGGAGATTAACCGCTTGCGTGCTGAGGTAGAGACGCTACGAGTCAACACCGTTGAGTTGGCAGAGATTGCGTTTGGTAATGGTAAGTTCGACAGATGGTTTGACGACAGGTTTGGTGACAGCTTGACTGAACTCGTGGAGAACCAAGTGCGTGAGAATGTTGAAGACCTTGTCGATGAAGACTACATCAATGACAAAGTGGACTTGAGCCAGCACGACATCAGCGACCACATCGACCCAGACTACATCATCACGCGAATGTTAGAGGGTAGTGAGTTCTCAGACAAAGTCGAGGAGATGATTAACGATGCGCTCGACAGTATTGAAGTTCAACTCGTTCGATAGGAGGCCATCATGGGATACAGAAGCGAAGTAGCAGTACGCGTGCTTGGTGACTCGCATAAGTTAGAGACGCTACGCGACACGATGATACTCAGGCATCGGGCAATGACCGATGAAGATAAACAAACCACTAACGTGTGGCTCACACGGGCGATGTTCAATGAGGCTGATGACTCTCACTCAGAGCACATACGAAACCGTGATGGCACAGAGGAGTACGTTGCACAGTTCCACGACATCAAGTGGTACAGCAACTGCGAGAACTGGTACGACAGTTTCAAAGCTCTAGCTGAAGCCGCTGGCTGTGCCGTTGAGTCGATGCGTGTGGGTGAGGAGTCAGGTGACGTAGAGCACGACTACACCGACAACATTGACGACTACGGCGGCAACATCATGTCTACCTCAACTGTTATTCAGTTTTATCGTTAACCAACCACAAGGAGAATCACTATGTACGGAAACAGAGCATACGAGTGCGAGTCTATTCGCAACTACCACGGCGCCGAGAGGCACTTCAAAGAAACCAAACCTGTGCGCTCAGAGAAGTGGCGCTCAGATGAGCGACCCCTGCGTAGGCGTTCGCAACACCACTATCGTCTGCAACATGGCACATGGCAGGGGCGTAACTTCTACGATGTCATTCACCATCGCACGCCTTTGATTCGCTACTGGCAACCCTTCGACAACGGCGACTGTGCTGTGTCGCTGTACTACTACGCGAGCCTCAGTTCACGAGACTTCATGTCTGCGCATGGTTGGGGTGGGTGGAACAGTTTACCGTCAACTACTGGCACTAGAGTCTGTGTGCCGCTCTCACAAGCGGCAGGTGGTGCGTTCTGGTTCCAAGGCTCAATGTCTCCCGTATTCGATACAGAGTTCACCGCGCACCTTGTGTTCGATGAGTCAGGCAGACTCAAGACGGACGAGAGCGTCATGGTGCCTGTGTGCAAGTACGCATCGTCAAGCGAAGACAAAGAGTATCGGGCACGCATACGGCAGGAGATCAAGATATTCAAAGACATTCTGCTCATGCAGTTCAACCGCATACGCGACAACGTGACGTACAGCAGATACGAGGCTGCGCCTTTCAGTTCATCGAACACAACCAGCAGTCAAGAGTACCGCACCATCAACCTACTGCTGGGCGACAAACTCAATGGCGTAACGCTCGATGAACATGCGAATGGGCAACTCATGCAAGCGCTCATTGGTGTGGGTCAGCCTGTGTACAACACGTTGTCAGCAAAGTCTGCTTACTCGGCAGGGTGTATGCAATACGACTGGAGAACACGCACCGCAACCATCAAGCCAGAGTTTGAACCGCCCGACTTCGATGCGTTCATTAAAGCGTTTGAGAGGACTGTCATCAAGGCGGTGGGTGGTGACCGCACCTCTGAGCCTGTGCTTATCAACGGCTCGGGGCTGTTCCCCATGGTGGACGATGTACCACGCAAGTATCGGTTCGCCCCTGTCGCAGAGCACGCAAGCAATCCTGATGTCTACAACGTGTTGAGAGCAAGGTTTGTGGACTTTCAGAATCGGCTGTCAAAGGTTTGACGGCTGTGTTTTACCGTAGTAATATCTTTTTACAACATACCCAAAAGGAGAATCATCATGGCTAATCAATCTAACTTTCTTTCGTTCAAGCAAGTCGTCAGCCTCGTCAAGAGCGTGGGCCACAAGCGCACGGTACTTATCATGGGCGAGAACGGCATCGGCAAGACCTCGGTTCACAAGGCGCTGTGTGCTGACCCTGACTTTGCTGACTTCATCAAGCCCTCACCCATCGACTGCACGCAGTTGTCTGACGGTTCGCTGTTCATGCCGGACATTGACCGTGAGCGTGGTGTGTCCAGCGAGTTACCCAACGAGCGCCTTGGCATCAGTCGTACCAACCAGCGTGGCGTCAACGGCTCCAAGCCTGTCCTCATCATGTTCGATGAGATTGCCAAGATTCCTCAGTACGTTAAGAACATGATTGCCCCGATTGCTTACGAGCGCAGGGCTGGTGTGTTCTATGCGCCTGAGGGTTCGACCGTGTTCATGGCTACCAACCTAGCGGCTGAGGGTCTGGGCGATACGTTGCAGGCTCACCTTGGCAACCGACTCATTAAGGTCAACATGCGCAAGGCTACCAAAGAGGAGTACTTCAACGACTTCGCTATTCCCAACCGACTCAACCCAATGTTGCTTGCCTGCTTGGACGAGCATGACTTTGTGTTTGAGTCGTTCATGGACTACGAAGAGGGTGGCAAGTTTGCAGGCAAAGACCTTGAGAAAGAGAACCCTGCGATCTACAACCCCAAGGTGACGCAGACTGCTTACGCTTCGCTTCGTTCGATTCATGCGGCGTCTGACATTCTCGATGCCTATGAGCAGGGTGGCATGGACGATCACACGCTCAGCCTGTCTCTCAATGGCACGGTGGGTGAGTCGTATGGCGAGACGCTTATGTCTTACATCAAGTTCGGTCAGCAGTTACCCAAGCTTGAGGCGATCAAAGCCGACCCGCAAGGCGCTGACTTACCACGCAACAAGATCGCACAGCAGGTGCTGGTGATGAAGATGATTAGCCAGACACGTGACCGTGACGATGCGACTGCGTTCATCAAGTACACGCAACGCCTTGAGCCTGAGCTTCAGAGTCTCTTTGTTCGACGGGTGTCAGAGACTTCTCAAGTTCAGCACTACATCAGCGTGGCTGAGTACGGTGCGATGCTTGCCGACAATCGCATCTATTTCAAAGTTTGATTAACAAAACGAAAGGAGAATCAAAATGGCTAAAGCACAATCAACGTGGGACACGATGACCCCACGCCAGCGCATCGCCGCTGTCAACATCGACATAATGGATCACCCCGACTTCAGTATTCTGTCGGGTCTGGTCACGATGGGTGATATTCACGTTGTGCCTGACTTACCAACAGCAGGCACCAATGGCCTTGACGTTTACTACGGCGAGGCTTTTGTAATGTCACTCAACCGCAAGCAGTTACGGTTTGTTCAACTGCACGAGACTATGCACAAGTCTTTGCGCCATTGCACCGACTATCAGGACATCTGCACCAAGCACCCTGAACTGTCGAACGTGGCGATGGACTACGTAGTCAACGCACTCATTGAAGAGACTGACCCCGAGCATAAGTTCATGGATCACCCCGATGAGCCTGAGCCTTTGCTTGACCCTAAGTTTTACAACCGCTCATTCGTTGACGTACTTCAAGAGTTACTGCGTGACCAACCGCCTCCCGATGGTGGCGGTAAAGGCAAAGAAGGTAAAGGGGGTGGTAACGAGACTGGTGGCAACAAAACGCCTAAGCCTCTCGATGAGCACATGCCAGCGCCAAAGGGCATCGACAAAGATGAGATGTCCAAACGCGTGCGCGAAGCACTGACGCACGGTGAAATGGTTCAAAAGCGTATCGCTAAACAAGCTGGTAGAAACTCTGCTAACAACCCTCTGTCTGGTCTTGGTAAGAAGCGTGACACAAACTGGCGTGAGCCGTTGCGTGCTTGGGTGCAAGAGATATGTGCAGGCGACGAGTACTCTCGA